CAGAAAAAACATCTTTGAAAAAATTTTTCACGAAAATTCGCTCCCGCTAAAAGTATTTCCCTCATTGTCAACCCATTCGTCGTAATAGTTATCTCTTTCATAATGACAGCGATTTTTCTCTAGATAAGCCTTATCAGCTTCAGTCATAGCTATTCCTCGCGAAACATTGAATAGAGAAACCCCTTGCTTCTTAACTTCGATAAGGTCCCAAAACTCCTGCTTCTCAATTATCTCATTGCACTCATTTACTATTACTTTATCATCATTAGCAAGTATATCTCTCCAGTTTTGGATGCATACTATGTCTTCATCTCTATATCCTCTGAAATGAAATTGCCATCCCATAGAGCTTTTACCGATATGTTTTTTCTCATCCATTCTCTTGCATTTTTCACAAGGAGGACTACTCAAATAATAGTTGGTTCCCATTTAATCCCTTTAAAAGTAGCTATGACACGTAAAACGAAGGCCACTTTTTTTATCGCGCGCATCCTTGCCCACGGTCATAGCTAGAAATTTTTAATTTTTACTCACTTTCCATTGTTCCCTTGATTCCTTCCTATAATGATCTAAATTCACATTCTGAAGAGCTTCTATACTTCCATAGTCTACGTTGCCGCGGACTGTAAATTTAGTGGCTTTAAAGCTGTTAGACTTACTATTGCGTCCTTTGCTCAAAGATATGATAGATTCAAAATGTGCTTTCTTCTCTTTTTCTAGAGCTGCAATTTCCTTATTGATCCTCATGTACTCAGAACATACATAGTCGAAGTGCAGATTGTCTTGCACATGATCGTAGTCTTTGTCGCAAAGTTCAGGAGGACATAATTCTACCAAACACTTTTGATAAAACTCCTGTTCTTTCTCGATCATGTCATCTATAAATTTCCGGTCTCTTTCTATCTTCACAAGAACAAAATCAACGTCACTTCCAGGTTCTTGATAACAGCTTAAGAAATACATGCTATCTAAATCACAGCATGACATCTGCGACTGGACTTGCGGAAAATAAAAATCAACAACTTTCCCTTTCTTAGCTAGGGAATGGACTACAGAATTTGCAAACTTAATCTCAACCGCTATCTTTCCATCAGGGGATAAAGCATCTAGAGAAGCGAACTTCCATTCATGCTTATCATGCTCTACAACTCTAGGACAAAAGATAGTGCCAAAATGATTATCTAACCATTTCCTTGCTTCATGTTCGCGATCTAGTCCTCTTTGCATTGCAGGGGTAGTAGGAGTTGTTTTTCCATGCACTTTCTCTTCATATAATCCAAATGGAGTCTTAAAAGGACTGACACCTAGGATAACGGGGCTATCGCTAGCCCCTATTCTTGAAGATCTATACGAAGTCCATTCGGGCGTGCCTTGAATTAAAGGGATAATCTTACCCATTCTTCACGCTGCCTTTGGCTTTATCAATACAAGCCTTAGCCTGTGATATCGTGAGTTGAGATAGATCTTCAATCTTGTAAAACGCGAGCATCTTTTCTTGCGTGGATGCATCCGTAAGAGAACATAAATACTTAAGCTGAGCATCGCTTATGAGTCCTTCTTTATAAGGTTGTTGTATATGTGATAACATAGCAGCATTACCATCATCGTCATCTATGTCATCGGATGCCGTAATAGCTAATGCACTTTTCATAGATTGTTTTCTAGCATAAGTTGTTGCTGATGCGACACTATGAGGATCATTTTTTGTTAAATATAAAATATAAGGTCCATAGGTCATTCTTTGTCCGGAAGAATGCATTAATATAGTCCATACGGAAACTGATTTTTCTGTAGTTTGAACATCCTGACTCATGAATATTCCATTAGAAGATAATGGTTCTCTTGCGCATTCTCGGATGGAATGTAAACTTTCATGTTTATGTTTGTACATTGGATTAATGCTGTCTTTTTCTGCAGGTTTCATAGTTCCTTGAGCTTTAGCTAAGGCTGCTACTATTTCATTTATTTGTTCGCTAGTTTCCATTATTTGATCTCCCTAAATTCGACGGCTCTTTTAATCATAACATCTCTTATATCTTTGAAATACGGTCTCAATCCTTCCTTAAATAGAGTAAGGAAAGTTTCTTCATCATCTTCGTGGGATTCTTCTTGTGCGAATATCAGCGCTTTATAATACCCATCTTCTAGTATCTCAAAGATTTTATCTAAGTCTTCTTCGTTCATGTAGACCTCCTAAATTGTCCTAACCTTATATTACAAAACAGACTGATTTTAAATCTACAAAAATTTCACTACAAGTATTTTTTATCTATGAAAAAAATATACAACATTGAATATTGCGCGTAAAACATTACATGTGTTACAATGTGCCCTTTACATAAGGAAAAATATTTTGACGTTGAACGAATATAAGGAAAAGTACAAGCTGAAATCTGTGCAGCTGGCTAAACTTTTTAGGACATCTCCCTCTTGCATTCACCATTGGCTCACCGGGTACTCTAAACCTAATCTGGAGCATGCTGTTATAATTTACAAGAAAACAAGGGGAGAGGTGACCTTGCAAGATTTAGGAATTGTATGATATTGATCACTCTAAATCCTCCAAAGATATGGACTTGGAAAGCTCACGCAGGATTTGGAAAGTATTCTTTTAACCCGATGCAGAAGGAGAGGGAATATGTGCAGTATCACATTAAATCACAGTACGATGGTAATTTGCTTTCATGTCCTTTACGGATCGCGTACGACTTTTACTTTACCGTCCCCAAATCCGCCTCCAAAAAACAAAGGGAGAAAATGTTAAACGAAGAGATTTATTACACAAAAACTCCGGACTGTACAAACGTACAGAAATTCTTTGAAGACTGCCTTAAAGGGATAGTAATAGAAGATGACAGATATGTTGTGGAATCTACTTCTAAAAAACATTATGCAAACAAATGCTCGGTAATCATCAAAATCTACCCACTGGAGTAATCGTGTTCAAGTTAATCGTTGCAGCTCTTTTATTTATTACTTTTTTGTCGCTAGGCATGCTAACAATAGTCCAGAATGAACAGACAAAAGCTATAGGCGTTCTATGCTGGGAACTAGACCAAATCATAAAAGAACATGACATGGAAAAAGAAATTGAAAAAAAAGTTTTTGTAGTCAATTCTAAAGCTAATCTTTAACCCAAGGAAAAGATTATGGCTAAGAAAGAAATGCACAAGAAAGAAGAAAAAAAGATGGAAGCTCATCACAAAGAGAAGCACAAAAAAGAACACGAGAAAAAGAAAGAGCACCATAAGAAAAAATAGTATAGTCGGAGTAGGTTGTGTTACGACTATTGGGGCTATTACATAGGGTTTTAGCCTCTTTTTTAAGATTATGTTTTTTTGGTCAACGTCCCTATAGCACAGTGTTATAGGGAGTTTTAGGAGGTAATTATCGATCGGGCAATGAGAAAAGAAGTGGGAATTCCCCTAAAGAAAGCCGAAAAGCTTGTAAAGAAAGCAGAGAAAAATAACTCAAGACTTGCGAACTACGATGAAAAGATACGAGATCCTATTATAGATAAAGCTAAAAAGATGGGAAAGAAAATCCCTAAACCACCTAAAAGTGTAAAATGAATCAAGAAGTCATTAAGATAGATTCCATTCGTCTTCCTTTTGGATTAGATGAAAAGATTTTCGGATGCGCATGCGATGATGATTGTGATTGTTCTTTGATGAGTTATAACGATTTTGTGAAATGCATAGAATCATTTTCAGGAATAAATCCTGAATTACTAGGTAAAAATAATGTTTTTTAATAAAAAGGAAAAAACCATGTCCACTCCAAACTTTTTGTCAAACTTTTGTTCTTTAGCTCACGCAACAACATTCATATCAGCTTTACAATCCCTTGAAAGCATGTTAGGTGAAAATATGGTTAAGGATGGAAACGTAAAGAATGCATTAATAGACACAGCTGTATCTTATCTTGAATCCTTAAAGGCGCCAGCGTCATGATTAGAATAACCATTAAAGTAAAAAACGACCACTGCTCCTACACAGAACATTTCGAATCCCCTACTCTTCTTCTAGACTCGGAAGATCCACATCTTGTATCCATGATTCAGAAAGTGACAACATCTTTTAATCAGCCTGTTGATGAAGTAATAGTTAAAACAAGAATGGAGGTTTAGTATGCCACTCAAGAAAGGAACAAGTAAAAAAGTGATAGGAAGAAATATAGCTGAAATGGAACGCTCGGGACATAAGAAATCTCAAGCGATAGCAGCGGCATTGAATGAGGCGAGAGAGTCCGGAGCTAAAATACCTAAGAAGAAGAAATAACTATTCTTCGTCTTCCCCTCTAGCGATAGCCCAGCAGTCTCCTATCAACGATTGTACGCTATCTATTCCATAAGCTATGCTATGTAAGATATCATCTCTTTTTTCTTCGGGAAGGGCATCTATATGCTCTATGAAGTCCTTCCTTCTACATCCAAGCTTATCGAATATTTCGAATAACTCATGATCCATTAAAGATTGCAACTTTTCCAGCAAAACCCCTAAGTCTTCAAGTCTTTCTCTCTTTGTCATATGCACCTTTTTCTAAAAAATTATACAAAACACTTGCACATAATGCGAGTAAAATATAATGTAGGATTAATAAAGTATTTAATATATGGATTTTATGGCAAAGAAATTAACTGAAATTAAAAATGGAAGACCAGAGAAACCTATAGATTGGGAACTAGTCGATAAATTATTAATTGTTGGATGTTCAGGAACGGAAATAGCTCCACATTTTAATATACATCCAGATACTTTATATAAAAGGATAGAAGATAAATATAATAAAAGTTTTACCACTTATTCGGCTGAAATGTTTGAAAAGGGTAATTCTGTATTAAGACAAGCACAATATGATAAAGCTGCATCAGGTGATAATACAATGATGGTTTGGCTCGGAAAGAATAGATTGAAACAAAGAGAGAATCCAACCGAATTAACCGTTTCTAATGAAACAGTACAGACCTTCAAAGAAGTGATGGCACAAGTAAAAAGTGCTCAGATTGAGAGAAAAGAAAAGGAACAGGAATGAGCGATATACCCGTAACCAGAATATCAGATCTTGGTTGTAATCTTCCCGAAATGCGTATTAGAAATAATATTCTATCACACGAAGAAATATATAAATTGAAAGAAGAATATATCCGATCCAGTTATATTTGTGATTGTGACGATGATGATAGATTGGGATTTTCGAAAGGCATAGATGAAGATTTTGAAATGATGATAGATTATTGAAAAAAGACGGGAAGAAGGACAATTATGAACGGAAGATATGTTGTTTATATTAAAACAGATAGCGACAAAGCTTCTGATACTTGAGAATTAACCAATACTCTATCTCTAGATTTTTTATTTTTGCATTTTCTGCAATCTGCTGAATAGGTTAGTTTCTTTTGTTTTTTACAAAATCCTAATTTTATGAAATCCTTTACACTCTTTATTTCTTTACAAAAAGAGCACATCTTTTCTCTAGAATTGCATATGACTACTACTTTTTTAACTCCATTTCTGTCTCTCTGGTATAATTTTATGCATTCTTTACACCAAGATGTATGATTTCCATCTTTAGTCTTGTAAAAGTTCTTAAGAAATCTATCTTCTCCGCAGTTACTACAAATTTTCTTTCTTTGAGGAGACATCAAGAACTCTTAAAAAGCGCAGACACCACCAGCATAAACGAATAAAGATCGTAGTGCGATACGAATGAATTCATAGCATGGGGTGGTAGATTCTCGATGTTGTCGATCATTATTTGTAGTTCTTTGAGACAATCTTCTCTGGAAGGACGAGGTTTATCATCCATCCCGTCATTTTTTGCAGTATCACTAGTATGTACCATATCAGGGCTAAAGGTGTCGCTACTATTATCCTGAGCATTAGATCCATCAATTCTATCCATCTCATCTTTAACCTTAACTTTTATTTCATGTCCTAAATCGTCCACTCTGAGAAAATTATCCCAATCTTTTGCAAAACATAAATAGTTGTCGGGGCCTCCGTCAATAGCGATAGCATCGCAGCTGCACTTTACATAATCTGTTGAATGGAGACTCTCAAGAATATCACCACATAGATTGCACTTAGCCCTATTCCTCATGTTTAGGTCCTTCTCTTAATAGCGTCCAGTATCTAGGAATTAAATGATTATAGAATCTATCTCTCCAAACAGGGAAAGTCGTTGACTCCACCCCAATGGGTTCTTGTTGAACGTAAGCTATGTGTCTTTCTCTATCAAAAGAGCACACTTCTACCCAAACTCCTTCACCTGGAAGCCAATCATTGCAGTCAATCCACATAACACCCTTTACATTTTCTCTATAGTAGATTATCATAAAGATTAAACAAAGGCAAGTATGAAAGAAGATCTTAAGAGGTATTTAACATCAAGAGAAAAAGATTATTGGTATGGCCTAGATTCTGAAATGATGTGTAAAATTATTGATGATTTCTTTGAGCAATATTCGGAAGAAATGCCTTATGAAATTCCTACTCCTAATAAGACTACAACCTATAGATTGGTGAAGAAAGAATGACCGACCCATTCAGCCCTAAACAACTGGAATTTCTTCTTGAGTCAACTCATAAATGGAATCTGGCTCACGGTTCCGTCCGTTCAGGCAAAACCATCATAACTCTTTGGCGCTTCATGCAAGCAGTTTCCGAATGTCCTGACTCTAAGATATGGATGATAGGGTATACAGGTCGCACCATTTATAACAACGCTGTAAAGCTTATATTCGAAGACGAGGTTATGGCTATCTTCCGCCCTTTCTGCACGTGGAGAGCAGGCGATAATAGCTTAATGTTCAAAGATAAGATCATAATGACTACAGGAGCCGATAATGAAGGTGCGGTGGGTAAGATTCAAGGACAAACGATGTCTTTGGTATACTGTGATGAGATGACGCTATATCCTGATTCCATGATAGATATGATAGATAACCGTCTATCGCAGCCCTGGTCTATGGGATTTGCAGCGATGAACCCACATCATCCCGAGCATAAGATTAAGAAATGGATAGATAGAGGGCTTGAAGGTGACAAAAATTATTATAGTAAACATTTTACTCTCGATGACAACCCTTTTGTTGATTTTGACTACAAGGAAAGAATTCGCTTATCTCACTCTGGCCTTAGTTATAAGCGAAATTATCTTGGTTTATGGTGTCTTGCGGAAGGAGCGATCTTTGACTTTTTTGATACGGATCTTCATGTTATTAACCGTCCTCCTCGTGCTGCGGAGTATTGGATTGCTGGTATTGACGTAGGAACTAGCAATGCATTTGCTTGTGTGCTAATAGGTGTTAACACAGGAAGAGCAGAAGTTTCAGGTAAAAAACTATGGGTCGAAAAAGAGTATTACTGGGACTCAAAAGCGCAAGGAAGACAAAAGACTAACGCAGAGTACACAGACGATATACAAAAGTTCCTTGAGCCTTATGGTGTTCGTCATATATATGTAGATCCTTCGGCTGCTGCTTTTAAAGAGGATCTAAGGCGCAGACAGATGCATGTGATAGATGCTAACAATGATGTTCTTTATGGAATTAACAAGATGACAAACGAGATGCAGCAAGGGAATCTGTACATAATGAAAGAGTGCAAGAATACTATACGAGAGATACAAGGATACGTATGGGACTCTAAGAAAGCTAAGATGGGAGAAGATGCTCCTTTAAAGCAATCAGACCACAGCGTCGATGCATTACGTTATGCTCTAGCAACTCATAAGGTAACAACATTTAATCAGCAAGACTATTATGAGAAACAGCAGCAGGAGTTTAGGTCGAAATATCACCCGGGAGGAAGCCATGGATTTAGATGAAACTATATTACCAATATGCGTTTGTCCTTGGTGTAAAGAAGTCCCTGAGTTTGAAATACATGAAGGTTCTGGTAAAACTTGGTTAATTTACATAAGATGCGATCAAGAGATTTGCAAAATTAAACCAAAAACATTCTTTGTTCCCATTAGAAATACATCCAAAAAGAATGCTGTAAAAATAGAAGAAAAAATAAGGTGTATTTTTGGTTACTGGAATGATAACAACCCATTTCCACCTAATCATGGAAAAGTTTTCAACTTTAAAGAAATAGCCGAAAAGGGATTTCCTTTTATGGAGAGCCAACTATACGAAGGGAATGAATAAATGATAATTGACTGTATATCCGATTTACACGGTGACTTTCCTAAGTTAGGACAGGGAGATCTTCTTATTGTTGCAGGAGATCTAACGGGAAGAGATAAAAAAGAGGAATATTTCGAATTCTTTCAGTGGGCATCCAATCAATGTTACAAGAAAATAGTGGTTATTGGTGGGAATCACGACACTTTTTTGCAAGAAACTGGGTGTCCTTTAGTTAATCTTGGTATATTTTCTTATCTGTGCGATTCAGGAACAGAATTCTTGGGAATAAAGATTTGGGGCACGCCATGGACTAAAACATTTCCCGGTATGAACCCAAGATGCAAAGCCTTTACTAAAGACACAGATGAAGAACTCTTGGAGCGATATAGTAATATTCCTAACGACATTGATATATTAGTATCTCACAATCCCCCTTATGGAATACTAGATGGAGTGCATAGACTCTCTAGAAGAAAAGAGGATGGAGATGAGCATGTTGGTTCTAAATCATTAGCAAATATTGTGTTATCAAGAGAAAGATTACCAAATCTTAAGCTACACGTTTTCGGTCACATCCATAGACATGGAGGACAAATGATAGAAGATGGAGGAGTTAAATTTGTTAACGCAGCTATAATGGACGAAGTGTATGACCCAGTAAATAAACCCGTAAGAATAATATTATAAGGAGTAAATATGAATTTTAAAGAAGCTTTTAAAGAAGTTCAGGCAGGTAAAAGATTAATCAGACCAACTCTTAACGTGAATCTCCAAGATGGACCTGTAGAAGTTAAGTACATGTCGTGCATTGTTGCAACTTATGTAGAAATGGACGGTTCTCCTGTTAAGCAAGACATTTTCTTGGCTTTATTTGATGTTAAAGGTGGAGTTCATAAACTGAGTGAAGGGAACATCATATCTTTATTGATGGGCGATGATGAAGATTGGGTTGAATATGTAGAGCCTGCAAAAGAAGAAACTCCGGTTCCTGTTGAAGAAGCAGCTGTGGAACCTGTTATTGAAGATGCGATTGTTGAGCCTATAGCTGAATAATAATTAGGGGACTAACAGTCCCCTTGCCATAATAAAATATTTGCTCTATCTTAAATACTAATTTAACGATAGGTGTAAATGTGAGTTTTTATTATCCACCCTTTAATAACGCCTTAGAGCCATCGCAAGTCAACGTAAGACAATGGCTAGACAATCTTTACAGTAAATTTCAGCCCATAGAACAAGCTCGTTGGAACCAAAGTAATATAGACACTTTGTTTTATGCAGGCTCTCAGACTTTCATAAATAGATACTTTAATTTTACCCCTTCTCAGTCATATCAAAACTTTTACTTCAACTTGTTGCAGCAACCTGTAAACATGGTCACGGGATATCAACGTCAACACAGAAAGCAAATTAATTATATTCCAAGTGAAGGAGCTGACACCCAAACTACAGATCAATATAATAAACTGATGACTCACATTTGTAACAACAACGGTATTCATGAGCAATTTTCTAGAGCATGCGAGCAAGCAGCCATTACGGGAATGGTGCTATTACAACCATATTTGGACTACACCGGAAGTGACCCTGCTCAAGGCGAACTCAAGGTTAAACTTTGGGAGTATAACAGTTTTTTGGTCGATCCATACGCAAGATCCTACGACTTTAGTGACGCACAATTCATCTGGTGTCAAGAGTACATAAGCAAAAAAGAAGCGGAGTCTAGATTCCCCGATAAAGCAAATATCGTAGCTCCTATGGCAGGAACCCCTCAAAGGTACGGATCTTTTTACTTCCTTCCCGAAAACTATAACATGGCTCGTAACGACCTCATGGTCTTGTCCTATGTGTGGTACAAGTGGAAGAAAAAGAAAAAGCGTCTATACTCACGTTCCAGGAATCAATTCTTTGATTATGCAGGAGGCCAAGAACAACTTGATGCTATCCTTTATGGAATAGAAGATATGGAGCCTGTAGAAGTTGAAGTTTCCACGTGGAAGTTAGCGGTGGTGTTAAATGATCAACTTATGTTTCAAGGAGATAATCCTCTTGGATTTGACGAGTGCCCTTTTGTTCCCGTTCTATGGAATTATGAGCCACACATAAACTACTATGACTTAAGGGTTAGAGGCCTAGTCCGCACTATGCGCGATAGTAATTATCTTTTGAATCGTCGCATAATAATTAACCACGATATAAGTGAGGCTACGATCAATGCAGGATGGAAAAGAAAAGTAGGAGCTGTAGCTAATGAAGACAACCTTAAGAAAAGTGGCCAAGGTTGGGATGTATTGGTTAATGAAGGATATGAGCTTACGGACGTGGAAAAGATCGTTCCTTCAGCAGTACCGGAGTCGGATATGGCTCTCGCAGATCAGTTACAACAACTTATTTTCGGGACATCAGGTGTTAATCTTGAGAACTGGAGTGCACAAGATATGTCGCAAGCCTCTAGTCTTACCGTCATGCTCAAGCAGGCTGCTAACCTAATGGTTTTGCAGAAGTACTTCGATCAATGGGATTACAGCTTAAAGGTTTTGGGAGATCTTCTTCTAAAGATTGTATTAAATAACTGGGAAGCTGCAAAGATTGGTCTCATTATCAATGAAGAACCTTCTCCATTCTTTTATTCTAAGATATTCTCCAAGTATCAGGTCACTGTAGAAGAAGGAATATTAACGCCTACACAGCAATACCAAGAATACCAAGCGTGGCTTGAGCTTAATCAACAACTTGGTGGTATCATCCCTCCTGACAAACTCGCTGCTAAAGCTCCGATTCAAGGCAAAAAAGAGCTTATGGAAATATTGGCTCAACAAGCTCAACAAGCTGCTGCAACACAACAAGAAGCTACTAACATACAGCATGCGTTTGAAGAAGCTAAACTACAGGAGCTTTACAGCAAGTCTGCTAACAATGTGGCAAGCGCTAAAGAACGTTATGGTAGGTATGAATCCGATTTGGGCTTAAAAGATGAAAGAGAGTCCGAACTTACTAAGAACAGGGCTTTAGCGACTAAAGCTAAGATGGAAGCTCTTGAAAAGATGGTGGATGTAACGGCAAAGCTTGGAGCTGTAGAGACCATGATGAAGTTAGGTGAGATAGATGAAATGCAAAACCAGGATATCGCTAAAGAAGATGCCGAGACTAATAAGTCTCAAGGTGAAGCTGTACAAAACGAATTCTTATCTAAGATAATGAGTGGAATTCCTGGAGTTCAACAACCTCAGCAACCTCAAGAACAAGGGCAAGAACCTGGGATGCAACAATGAAAAAATCTGTAATGAGACGATGTCATACATGCGATTCTATATGGATTGAAGGATGTGATCCTAAAGACAGAGCTTATTGGTGCGAAGAGTGTAAAAGACCTTGTGATTATACGGTAGAAGTTGGTTATCCGGTTAGGCTAAACAATAATATTGCAAATAGTTTTTTGAGATAGTATAGTAAAATAAACTTAACGCTATGGGAGGATATCATGGCAGGTGGACAAAGAATTGACGATCATTCCTTCTGGGCCGGAAAGCCTGCAAAAGGTTCCGTATTCCCAGATGGTGGAGCAAAAACTAAAATGGAATCCAGTGCAGAAGGCGCAGGAGAAGTATCACAATACTGGGATACAACCGAGAAGATTAAAGAGCAACAAGTAATGGGTGAGCGTAAAGCTAAATCTCATGCTATGAAGCCTGGATACAGAAACTAATTAGCTCCGCTTATACTCCTAGGGTATAGCAGTAATGTTAGGAGTCATTCTCTTGGCGGACTATCTTTTGGGTTTTGGTGGATTCCGTCGAAAAATCCCCACAATTTAATAGAGGTAATATGTTCAAAGATCCAATCGCTTCTAGAATCAAAGAAGAAAAGAAAAAGAATCCGTGGGATTTCAAAGCTCCTTGCTATGATGAAAGAAACATGGTTTCAGCAGGAGACAATCATGGAAAAGGTTTTAACTGCCCTGTAGGCCATAAAGGAAATCCTAAAGAAAGAGCAGATACTTTGCCTTATGGAAGAGTTAAGACAATGCGTGATGATAATATCCCCGAAGAAAGGTTGGACATGTATGGCGCAAAAAAAATCTATTAAAGTATCATCCGAGAAAGGTCCAAAGTATTTTGAGTTGACAAAACCAAAAAGACTTGAAGGCGCAGCAAAGGCCAAGGAAATTTCTAAGGAAAAATATGACAAGAAAAAATAGTGTTAATAAAGGGCCGTTTAGCTACAGCCCATCTGATACCGACGTAAGAGCAATGACTGGAGTTCCAGCAGGAGACTATTATGGAACGGGTGTTAAGAATCCTATGGGTCGTATTAGAAGCCCTACCGTGGGTACTAATCCTGTTTCTGTCTCAAAGCTGAGCAAGCCTCCTAAATCTATTGCTTAGACTCCTGATATTTATTGTCAGTGCAATGGTCGAACATTCCCTTTTTTGATGGGTCCAGTTGAACAGATATTATTATTTTTGAAGTTCTTGTGAATTTAGGGTATTCATTATAATCCTCATCCTCATCGTCATCTTGGTTGTTATTAGACCCAAAATGAAAGAAGTTTCCGGGAAGCTCGATCTTATGCATTCCTCCCTTATTCATCATTATAAGCTCTGAGGAATCTACAGTCATTTTAACGTGTGTTATAGTTTCTATTTTAAACTTCATTCTTTTTAACCTTTATTATAATTTCTTTAGTCAATTCCCTAAGGTCTCTTATGGATTTCTTCATGATATTTTCAAGTCTGTCTATTTCATCAAATATAGATTTTATAGGATATTGGTCTAGTATGTATTTTTCGTAATGCATATTCATCAAAAACTTTGCATTCTCTCTTTGTTCTTCTGAGGGAATTGAACATTCTTTTGATGCGTTTTCGAAAATAGATGTTACATCTTCATTCATTTCTTTTAATCTTTGAGTATCTAAAGAAAGATCTTCTTTTAGAGGAAGATTATAACAAATATTAGCAAACCTCGTTTCTACTATTCTTCCTTTTTCATCTTTTTTGTTATCAAATTTAAATATAAAATTGTCTTTTCCCATCACGGTAATATCAGTCCTCCATAGTTTTTCGCTGAATTCTGCTCTAATATGGGTTTAAATTCCTTCTTTTTTTCCTTAGTGCATACCATCTCGAAGATTTCCTTGACCTTCTCTAAAGGCAAGTCTTCCGGATGTGGTGCTGACATTTCTTCTCTGTTATTTAGGTACTTGTGAATGCTTTCGGTGATAATGTCGTCCTGAATCATGTTCCCCTTTTTATGCTGTCCAAAAAGCTCTTGGGGTGGTAGTATCCAATAAACTTCAACGTCATTACTATCTCTTAGAGTTCTAAACAAATAACTGTTCGTTTGAGGATCAGGTTTAGTGAGTCTTGGGTCCCATAGTATTCTAAAAGAGGGAATATCAGATAAAGTTACGTACTTTCTTTTGTAATAAGGATCTATTAAAGATTTATTCAGATCGTCGTTGAATTTCGTTACTTTCTCGTCAAGTCCCACTTCTCTTTTGTGAGCAAATATATAAATATAATTAGAATACTGAAGAAGATCTAAAGCCAAGGGATTTCTATACTTGCAATCTTCGAACCCTTTTTGAATGACATCCTGTTCTTCTTGGATTTTCAAATATCTGTCATGAGTTTCTGACTTATTAATCAACATTTTATTGCCTATATTAAACTATTTAAGTTATATAGTTAAATATTCGCTATTCGGCGTCAAGAAAAAGGTTAAATATATGTCAGAAAATTCACAAGACCAAGCTCCTGTAGCTGCTGCACAACAAAATACAGAACAAACAAATTTGGTTCGACAAAGAAAAATGTATGAATCTCAACTAGAACAAGAAAGACAAGCTAGATTACAACTTGAACAAAGACTTGCAGACATAGAAAGATCAAAACATCAACACGATGATGAAGATGATGACAATGAACCTTACGTAGATAAAAAAAGACTTGCTAAAACTACATCTAAAGTTAAACAAGAGATTAAGCAAGAGTCTCAAGTTGAAATTAAAAATGCCATTCAACAAGCTCTAGAAGAAGATAGGAGACAAAGATGGCTAGAGGCAAATCCTGACTTCGAGGAAACCATGTCTCACGCTGATAAATTAGCTCAAATGGACCCTGAGCTTGCTAGATCAATCCTCGCTATGCCTGAAACTTTCGAAAGACAAAAGATGGTGTATCGAAACATAAAACTTCTAGGAGTTCATAAACCTAAAGCTCCTGAGTCCGGAATTCAGGCCAAGATAGATGCTAACAAAAGAAATCCTCTTCAACCTTTTGGCGTAGGAGCTGCACCTTATGGAATTTCTAACGGGGGTTATACTCCTTCTAAGTCCGAAGGCGAGAATGCTTATAAGCAGATGCAGGCGTTGAAAGATCGCTTGCGTTTAGGATAGTAGTGTGATACGTTAGTTTAGTTATTCATTGTTATGTCTTTGTACCCCCTGCCTTATTCAGGGGGTTTTTCATTTATTGACAAATAAAAACATCACTTGTTATAAACATAATTTCGTAGCATATACGTTAATATGCACTTCGCGTAGAGGATATCGCACCCTCATTCGATATGTTAGATAACGGACGTAGTACGCTTGTCGTCCACGGTTCTGACAAATCAAGCAATTGACATACAAGGAATATCACATGTCAATTACAACAACGGGCAATTTAGGTCCTATGATCTTGCAAAGCTTAGCTCCTGCAATGTTATACGTTCCTACGCCAACAATGAACTACATCATCCCGGCTGATAAAGTTAGTATGCCTGCAAATGGCGGAACTACTTGCCGATTTATGAGACCAAGGGCTTTAGTCCCTCCTACTGTGCAACTTGGAAATAGTGGAATCGACCCACCCCCCCCAATTCCCC